CGTTGTTGTAAAAGCTCAGGCGAGATACGGTCATGCTGCTTCCCCGTAGAAAGTGGCAGACCCTCTGCCGATGCCGCTGAGAGCCACGCTGACGAGGCTGGCGGCGCTCGCGGAGGCCGCCCCTGCGCCGGTAGCGTCGAGATCTGTCGGCGCCTTGGGGGGCGTCTGAAGCGTTCCTACGCCGGCCCCTGATCCGCTGAGTGCGGAAGCCAGGATCGCCGCCGCCGAGAACGTGCCGGCGGCGACACCGGGTGCGACCAGGTATGGCCCGATGACCGCATCCAGGTAGCTCTCGCTCGCCCCGCCGGCATCCAGTGCCGTGGGAAGTGCCGCCGAGACGATCGCCCTGTCTGTGATCCGTCGCCAGTTTGTACCGTCACTGAAGGCCGTGACCGCCCCGTCTATCTCATCCGAGACGTGAACCTGGGCCCCCTCCCACCGGGCGGGGTCAGGCAATCCGGCAACCGTGTACCGGTCGAGCGAAAAGGGAAGGGCCTGCCGAGTCAGTGAGGCTCGGCGCAGCACCCCTCGCCGATCCGCGCGAGTGGTCACGCGGACGGAACTCCGATCGTGCGCTCGTGCTCGCGGAGCCAGGCACTAGCGTCTTCCTTGGTCCCGAACCCGGTGCGGATCGGCTCGCTGTCCGCCAGTCGGATCACGGTGAACTTGTTGTGAGGCCCCTTCCACTCCACCTTGTGCTGCTGGGGTGTCTGGGTCTCGGATACTTCCTTGGTCGTGAGCTTGATGACTCGATCGACGACCACGCGCGCCCAGGTCCGATCGCAACCGGTCACGAGCAGATGGGCGATCCAGGTGCCGTCGTCCGCACGAGCCTCGATATGGTCGTAGGGGCGCAGCTTGTTCGCCATGTGGGCCCAGTACCCCGGCACGAGCAGATCTTCGATGTTGACGCCGAACTCGACGTTGGCGACCCAGTCGTTGCGCTCGTACTCGGCGGGGCGCATACGCAGAGCCGTGATCATTGGAACCCGCTTCTTGTCTTCCGACATGCTACCTCCAGATGTGCGTGCGGCCGCCCCTACTGGGGCGGCCGATTCGCCGACGGCGAATTACGTCGAGCAGGTGACCAGGGAGCCCGTGCTCAGTACGGCCGTACCTGCGGTCGTGACATATCCGACCACCGCGAATCGCAGGTAGAAGGAGGTCATAACCGTGGTGGCGTGCTGCACCATGCACACGACATCTCCTGGGCGCATGCCCAGTGCACCGCCGTCAGTGAAGTACTCGCCGTCCCACGGCGAAGACGTCATGTCGGTGGTGTTGTACAGCCAGAAGTTCTGCCCGCTGCCCAGGCCGGAACGAACCGTAGCAGTGCTCGACTGCTTGTAGTTGTTTCCGGTGTAGAGCAGGGTGGAACCCCCGGTGATCCGCGCATCGGGGCCGGCGCCAATGGCGCCGAACATCTTGATGGGCGGGTTTGCAACGCTGCTGGATTGAGTCGAACCGAGATATGCCATTATCGTAGCTCCTTGTCAGACGGTTGGGTTCCGGTTAGGCGTAAGCCGAACCGTCGGCCGTGATCGCCACGATCCCGGCGTTCTGGAGGAGCTTCGACCCCATGAACGCGGAACAACGCGCCCAGGAGTAGTCGTCTTCCTCGTCGTAGCCGACCGGAGACTGCATACCGCCAGTGTCGACGGCGTGTCCGATTGCCGTCTTGTGGTACATGAACGAGATCTCGCTCGACGTACCTTTGCCAGGCAGGCCAGGGTGCTCGATGATGAGACAGTTGCGCCACCGGTAGGCCATCGGCTTGTCTTGCCAGCTTGCGGTGTTGCCCGTGTACGGCCGAATGTCGACGTACTGGGAGTTCGCAAACTCGGGCGCCTGCTCCAGGTAAGCGACGAACGACGGGTGGCAGAGCAGCGTGACATTGCTGTCCCACGGTACCGATGCGTTCGAGAGCTTGACGCGAGCGTTCTGGAAGAGGCTCACCGACGGCGTGACGCTGGACGATCCGATTGCGACCGTGCCCGTTTGCAGTTCGGTGATGATCAGGTCATCGATCTTGCGGTTGATCACGGCCATCGTGGTCATCTGCATGATCGAACGCTGATTGCCCTGGGAGGCGAAGATGTTGAACGACGTCTTGCGCACCAGGTCATGCCACTCTTGCAACGTGGCGGTGATCTGGGTGTTGTCGTCCGCGCGGGCCTGGAGTCGACCGTTGATGCCTCGGGTCGTCGCCGTGGCACCGCCGGAACCTGCGACCAGGAAGACTGCCTGGTTGCCCTTGATGACCGCTTCAGTCGTCACCGTGTCTCGAAGCAGCGACTGGTGCTGCTCGAAGGCCTGGATGAACTCCTGCCGGTACTGAATTTGAAACGCAGTATCTGCCATGATGGAATCTCCAAATCAAATGTTGACGTGCGACATTCGCTCGGGGATGCCTATCGGCAGGTGGCGGGGATGCCTTTCGGGGCCGCCACCGGCATTCAAGGGGCCTGCTACTGTCAGTGGTGTTGCGAACTCCTTTGTGTCCGGGCTCTTGCGAGGGATGCGGACGTCATGCTGCTCGTTGCTGTTGCAGACGGAACTCAAGAAGTTGACGGTATCGCGTCTGCATTGCCTCGTCGCGATTATACGCACCTCGGTCTTCACGCATAACTTTTTCAATCTTTTGAATTTCATCGGAGACCGATTGAGCCGAGACGACCCCCGTTGGCGTGACGACGCCGGCCGGGTTTTTCTCTCGGGCGAGGCCTGCGAAAAACTGGAGTGCCTCCGGGCTGGAGCCGATCGGCGTACCGTCCGCGAGGCGGCCTCGAAGGAGCTTGTCCCGCAGGCCTTCGGGCGCTGCGTCGAGGAGATTAGTGATCAGGTTGAGGTTGACCCGGTATTCCTGGCCCCACTCTGCTCTCAGCGCATCCTCGGCCGCCATGCGCGCCTGCTGGTCCTGGGATGCGCGGTCATTCCTCGCGCCCTCCGAGATCTCGGCGTATGCGGACAGAGCGGCCCGCACCTGCTCGGGCGTCATGTTCGTCTGGTGGGCCGAGGCCAGGAACTTGTCGACGAGCGGCTTTTCCTCGTCAACGACGTTCAGGTCTCCCAGGTCGTACTTCTCCGGGGTCTCGGGGATGCCGTGGGCCTCGCGAAAGGCGGCGATCTCCTCGGGCTTCGCGTCCTTCGGCAGGACCGGCTTGACCTCACCGGAGCGCAGCTTGTTCTGGGCCGCGATCAGTGCGTCGGCGATCGCCTGCGGCGACGTGTACCGTTGCAGGCGGGCCGCCTTCTGCTCGTCACCGCCGGCGAACTTGGTGCGCCAGTCCTCGGGCCAGTCGCCCGGCGTGTCTGGCGCCTTGGTCTCGGGGAGCGGCGAAGTATCGACGACACCGGTATCAGAGGCAGATCCATCCACAGGGGCGGGGTCCGCCGGAGGCGTCACGACTTTGGTATCCACCACTTCATCGACGATGTTCTCGTCAGCCATCTTGATCTCGCTTCCTCAGTTGTCCGACATTCAGGCGCAGCAGTTTGACGACCTGCTGCCCAACGAAAGCGCGCCCAAGAGCGAACGCGGTGTCGCGCTCGCTCGGGTAGTACTGGAACTCGTAGGTTCCAGCGGCACGCTCGATCAGCCAGCGCAGTGCGCGCTTCTGCTGAAACTCGTCCGCGTCCCCGCGCTCCAGTGCCTGGAACGCGCTCGCTTCCGCCAGTTCGTATTCCGGCGGGATGAAGGGGCCGACAGCCCGAGACGGTTTCTTGCCTGCGGTCATGCGGCCATATCCATCATGCCGCCAGCGGCCGGGGCCTCACCCTCGCCCGCTTGAGGCGCCTGCGGTGCGAGGTTCTTCGAGATGTTCGATGCCTGCTCCATGCTGGCGAGCATCTGCTGCGCGGCGGCTGCCTGCTCCTGCGCGGCAATCAGCTTCTTCATCTCGTCTTCACTGCGCATCCACTCGGCCGGCACTCGGATGCCTTCCATCGCATCGCGAAGCGCCTTCTGGAAGTCGATAAGCCCGATCGCCTCTGGCGCGATAGCGGCTGCGTCCGCGAGCATCGCCTTGACCTCGACGAGCTTGTGGCCCTTCTGCTGCTCGATCGCATCATGCAGCGGGGACTCGAACCGGAACTCGATCTCGGAGTCGAGCAGTTCGCGGGGCCAGTTCCTCGGATCACCGAAGGCCCCGTTGCGCCACAGAAGCTCGAAGGCGTCCTCGCAGATGCCCGCGTTGTACTCGGCTTCCATCGGCTCGAAGATCGGCATCGCGTTGCGGATGTACTCCTGCACTCGCTGCCCGACCTCGTAGGCCGTCATCTCGGGCCCTTGCTGTGGCATGGCAAGCTTGTTCAGGTAGAACGCTTCTCGGATCATGGCGCGGACGTCAGCGTTCATCTGGGGCCCGTACTGCAACCCCCTGA